AAACACAAGATGCTGTTCTATAGCTTCACCCGGTTTACCTGGAGTATTACCAAAGTTACTCATTACAGTGTCAAATTCAGGATCATCACCCCAGTGACGCTGACGTCGTACATTCTGTGTTTTGCTTACAGTTTCGTCAGCAGCTGTGCTGCAACTTGCAATAACTTTAAAGCCTTTAATGTCTTTCATGACATCTTTATAAAGGCCTCTACGTACCGGCACAATATCTACTGACTTAGCAAAAAGAACTTTCTCTGGCATAGTTTCCTCCTTATAACTGTGACTCAAGTTGGGTTATTTGGTCGCGTATTGCCTGCCGTTCTGCATGTAACTGTGCTATATCATAGGTTGCAGGCTTACCTACAAGCTGATACTCATAACTTTTTATAACCTTGTAGTCAGTCTCAAAAAGCTGGTTCTTGAGTGCTTCAATTTGTGTAGCCGGTGCAACAACTGAAGCTGCTTCCATTGCTGCAGTTTCTGCAGCAGTCATTTCTGTGATGTTACCATTAACAATTTTATACATCATCAACCCTCCCATACAAAGCATAATTTGCACCTGCTAAAATAGATGTACTTGCATTGTGTAAATTAAAATTAATACTGATAATGCTTTCTGCCATATTCGGAATCGGAACTATTACTCCTACATTTAAACCGTCTTGGTTATATGGCTCATTAATCGTGGCGGACATACCAGAGTACCAAATTCTTTTTCCTGGTAATAAATTTAAGGTTATTGTGGCATACTTGTGCTGAGATGGATGTACAAAGTATGTCCCAGCACCAATAACCCACACCCCGTTAATATTGATGTCGACGCCGGAATAGCCGGCAGAATTTGCTGCCCAATCTCCGGTAAAAATAAACTGATTACATCCTTGTAATTCGGTAAATTCAAAAGCAGTTATGTTTTGCTGTGTGTTTTCAGCATGGCTCAATAATTTCCACGCAGTATTAGGGAAAGCAGCTATAAGCGTCTCTATGGGTTTACTTGACATAACCTACCTCCTTATGCAAAGTACTGAACGTAAGCACCAGTGCACGCTTCTGTCCAATAGACTTTTGCTTGCTCAAGCTGTTCTCTACATGTAAGTACAACACCAGTATTTGCAGCAAACTGTGTACCCACTGTTGCAGAGGGTGTAGCAGTACCAAAAGCTATGCGTACAGCTACGGGATTTGTTATAATACATGATTGTGCCTCATCAGGTATAGTGAGTGCCACTACACCTGCTGCACTAACTGTGACAGCCTCACCAGATACGGGTACATTTTCTGCTAGGTCACGTAAGACATATAAATTGTCTCTACTACCTTTCTTTGCCATAATCTTCTCCTTATACGTAGTTTTCGTCAGATTGTTTTTCTGTATTATCCACTGAGTCCTGAAGGTCATTGCCTGCTGGAGTATTATCTTCCTCTTCAACTTTCTCCGACATTGTCATAAGCTGATTATACTCTTCAGTGGTTAACTCAGGCGCTTGAATAAGTGAAAGCAGATAGTTAAAAATTTTCTGGTTCTTTGATACGTCAAGCTTAATAGAACGGAGCAGCAAAGCAACTTCATTAATACCTACAGGCATTAATTTATCCGCTGCAATCTTTGGTAACTTCTCAAGCGTCCAACCATTAATTGCAAATAATGTAGGAACAGCATATGTGTTAAGCGTAGTTGCTATTGATGTCATTATTGATTGCAATGAAGCTACTAATAAACCCTGCTTAGTTTCAGCTAATGCAAAGCTTCCTGTACGGTCACCGCCCATCATGATAACATCTGAAAGCATTGATATTGCAATACGGTTTTCATATCTACGTATAACAGTATCTGTATCAGGAGCTTTACTGCTGCCTTCAGCACCTATAAGCTTAAGTGTCCAGTCTCCAGGAAGAACTACTCCATGATTTCTGTCCTGACGAAGTTCATTTACAAGCTCCGTAGCCCATGCAAGCATCGTAACCATGTCATCATTATTTTTATCAAATAATGGTAAATCCACTGGAGGCTGTAAAACTGGAATACCCGCTAAACTGCGTTCAATACCTATACCTTCGAGTTCTTGAATATACTTCAAGAAATACCAGCTACGGTATGCTCTTCTTAATATAGACCAACCTTCTGGATTGCCTCTGGATGACTTAGTCTTGAATAGTAAATTACCTGCTATTGGTATTTCTTTTCTGTCACCCTGGAAACCTACACGCGAAGGATCTTGAACAAAATGTGTGACTTTTCCAGTACTCTCATCAAACTTCCACTCATCCAGTGATACCTGCGAGCGAACAGGAAGCTCCTGCCAGCCAATCTTACCATCTGTATAGTTAGACCTGAACTTTAAGTCTTTCTCAAGCGGACCGCGTCTTGTCTTGTAGACAATCTCGTGGAAGCTGAAGCCATATACAAGTTCGCTAAGAACTTCGCAGATAAAGTCATCCCATGATTGCTCACACATATCATTCATACATGACTCTAAGAAAGCAGCAGCCTCAACATCGCCTGCATCAGATGAAGCTGATACAGCATACCAGTGCGCTTTACGTATAAGCGTTTCAATCAGGTATAAACAGGCACCAATGACAGCATCATTAGAGGCCATTTCTTGATATATACTTACAGCATTAGGCATCTGAAGGTCACTTAAAAACTCTTCATTCACTTTACCTGAGGAAGTTTTAAGCGCCACAAAACCCATTGGAGCAGTAGTTGCTTTAGGTGTCGCTGCTTTACTTACTTTTAAATCTTTTGGTTCCATTTTTCTCACCACCTCTTATTTGACATTGACCTGTGCCAGTATGAGCCCGTCACAGCTAACACACTGTTTTTCTTCTCTGAGAAGTGCCTTATTTTTGCCATTTCTACTTTATCAGGCGGAGCTATGTGCCCCATAGAAGGCTTAAAGTAAGCAAACGCACCTGAGAAACCATCTATGGTATCATCATGCACTCCGTTAGGAAATGCCGATGCTTGGGCGTAGAAATCAGTTAAGTTTCTGCATCTATCTGAAATAAACACAGAACCTACCTGCGTTGCTGCCGCCGCTGGCCTTGCACGTTCTATCTTAGAAGCTACTGGATGAACACCAGCAAAGTTATAGCCTAGGAGTATATCACGGGCATATCTGTCGATGTTTGCAATGCCTGCAGAACCACCTTCATTCTCCATGCGTATGGCACATGAATGACCATCTGCTGCTGCTGTAGCTGCTATTAGCTGCTCTACATCTCCGGGTGCTTTTTGAACCTTTATTATATCAGCAATATAGTAGCACCCTTGATTCATACCTAACTTGAAGCCTATTGTAGAGTCAGGATCTCTGCTGTTACCTTTGTTAACCCGCTTCTTAGGGTCTATTGCTGCAAGGTCCCAGAAACGGACCCAGCGTGTAGCAGAAGGTATCTCGTTTGCATTTATAGGAATAAACCATGAAGTGTCAAACAAGTCACCAGAAGGTCTTATTTCCCAGTCACCTTTTTCAAGCTGTGCACGTGTTATTGGATCAAGCTCTGCAAGTGCTTCTCTATATGTTACAGCATCAAGATGTGGGTTATCATCCAACCCAGCCTGTAAAAAGAAGCGCTTAGGCTTACCAGTGTTCTCATCCAGATTATCTACAAAGAATCTATTGTAATAATAGTCTCCGTAGGTCCCACCAGGGTTACATGTAGCTCTAAACCTAATAGGAATAGATGAGTTTTTCAGACGTCTAAGACGCGAGAATAGGTACCTATATGACTCAGGAGCTATGTGCGTACACTCATCCATACCTACAAACTGAAATTCAGCTCCTTGATACCTCAGATAATCACCCTTAGCATCAAGGTAGCCGAAAGACAGTGTCGAACCAGATGGAAAGACAAAACGCTTCTCTTTATCATACCATTTAACTTCACCAGCTTGTATAAAAGGACCGAGCCACTGTTGTGCCATCGGTATCAGCGCTCCAGGGAGCATTAAATCAGAGAATGTTTTTCTAAACAATATAGCTGAATAGTTTGGAACATCCACATACTGCAAGGCTGCAAATAAAAGGAAGTAGCTTTTTCCGCCGCCTGCCGCTCCACCATATAAAATCTCTTTTACATTATTCATTAAAAGAGCTGCGGCTTGCTTTGGTGTTGGCGTACCAGGAATATATTTGTTTGTTCTTGGCGACAATGCTCCTTGTAACTCTTTAATCTGGGCATCAGTCATGCCATCAAGCAGCGTTTTTGGCATTATACCTACCTCCTTTCATTCTGCACGGTGCTTAGTCATTTCAGTATTTTCATCAGTCTCTTCAGACTCAGGTTCCTGCTTACCTACAAAGATACTTGTCAGTAGTTTAGCTACTGTTACTAGAGCAGTTAGGCCAAACTCTATCTTAAGCGTTGTAAATAGTCCTTGCGTAAGCTCAACAGGCTCCAGACCAGTTTGATAAAACATAAAGAGAACTACCGATGCATAAATAATCAATATAAACAGCATTGTGCAGATAACGACTTTAGAAAAATGCAGCGTTCCAAGCAGCGCACTTACTATCTTATTTGGTTTCATGTCCATTCATCTTCTTTCCCTTAGGAACGAAAAATGGAGGCTTGAATTTAAGCTTTGGTGGCTGATTCGTATCTACTGAACATACCTCACCTGGCACAATGGGAGGCAACTTAACCTCTACTTCAGCTGGTGGTAGATTGAACTCTGGCGGTAGGACAACCTCTGGCACAGAGGGTTCTGGTGGCAGCGTGACCTCTGGTACAACCGGCACCTCTTCTTCCACGAGTGTATCTTCTTTCAAGGGCAGTGTGAAGTAACCTGTATTACCATCCACCTCTGAGCCTATACCATCTACTGACATATAACCATACTGCCATATCTTAAGATTTGGGCACTGATATGGCTTAGACACACCATAGTGTGCTAACCATATGTCCTCCTGATCAAAAGCATGTGCAATATACTTATACTTCAGGTAGTTAGGGTTGGTATACAGCATAGGAATATATCCGGCCTCTCTTATACAGGCCATGAATGTACGTACTACTGCAGTAAGTGCCTCTTTACTGAGCTTCCCACAGTACTTCGCCGGGCTTACGTCCTCTACATCTACTGATACCCACAGCTTAATTTTGTCTTTGTACTCCGAAATGCGTTTTAGGAAGTATGCCGCTTCCTCCTTAGCCTCCGAAGTGGTAGTTGCCGTTAAGTAGTGATACATACCAAATGGAATATCATACTGTAAGCAGCCATTTACGTTTGCTGTGAATTGACTATCAGTAAATAGATACAACCCAGAGCTACCAAGTGTGTGCCCTTGTGTGGCTTTTATCATCACAAAGTCAACTCCAGCAGCTTTTACTTTCTTCCAATCTGCTTTGCCACAGTAGTATGCTACGTCTATGCCCTTCATGCTAATACCTGCCAGTCATCAGACAGCATATCTGTTTGCGATGCAAGCCATGGTACAAGACTACGGGGTGCATCTGGGTTATCTGATTTGAGTCCTGTAGTATCAATGTAGATATACGGGTGTGTCATCTTGCTGTGCTCGTCTGGACGCTGCAGTTCTATGAATATACCTTTGCCATTCCAGCCTCTGCGGCATACCTTTTTACCTGCTTTTAATGCTTCGATTGCTTCTCCAAAATTCATTTTGCTTCCTCCCATCTTTTAATTCTTTCTTCACGTTCTACCGTATAAAATGGCTGTTTTCTGAACCACTCAATCCAGTCTTTATTGCCTCGGCCCCTGTTACATGCTTTGCAAGCAGGCACAATGTTGTGCTTTTCAGTCTTTCCGCCCTTTGACATAGGCTTTAAATGGTCCCTGTCCATCTTTTTGTCTTTGGCACGCCCTTCTACAGTACCACAGTATGCACAGGCACCTCCGAAATGCAGCATCGCGGCCTTCCAGTCAGCTAACGGATACTCCAGCTCCCAATCCATGGCTCTACGGCGCTCTGTAGACACAAATTTACCGTGCCTTGCTTTTGCACGGTCAACTTTGCGCTTGACTCCTATACACACTTTACACTGATTAGCTACTAAGTCTGTATAGGCTTCTCTGTAGAACTCACTTATAGGCTTCTCTATGCCGCAGCAGCTACATATTTTTGTTGGTATTTTAAACAAAGCTTACTCCTTTGCTAAAAGACGTGTTGTTTGTTCGACTGCTACTACTTTTCCATCTAAGACCCCTGTTTGCTGTAATATTCCTAGGACAGTACTCAGGTCTTCTATCTTTGTTGGAGCTTTATTGCTGTTTATATTAGCCGTTGCCTCATTGTCTACTTTCTCAGGTAGAGCCATTGTAATGCGTCGATCAAGTTCCGTAGCTACTTTCATTAGGTTAACTATCTCGCCTGGCCGCAGCAACGTGGGGTCGAGGTTCTCAATAGCTACTGACAGTTTATCTTGTAGCGTTTTGGCCATAGAAAGCTGTTTTTTGTTCATCTCCGCTATGGCGTTTATGCGTGCTTCTTGCATCCCGGCATCAGTCTGCCGCACCCAGGCTTGTATTCTGACCTTAAAGCTCCATTTGTTTGAAGTCTGGGTCACACTACCTACTGATACATCACACTCTTTTGCGAGTTCACCCCAAGTAGGTAACTTGAGAGGATAGTGGCTACGATACTTTTCCCATATCATCCACTCTTTATCTGTCTCTTCAGGTTGTCTTTCGAATAGTGCAAGGCCGCATTCCTGGCTTTGCTCCATCCACCCTTCGTTTATACGCTTGGCTACTGTAGTGTTTTTAGTTTCAGTTATATAGCAGTTATTGCAGTAACGCTCGTCAGCTTCACTTTTACCTACTGTAGTGCCACATTTCTCACATTTCCAGGCATCTACTATATCTACGTATTCTTTTACTATCTGATTGTTCT